CCGACGGGTTTACCTTCCCGGGAAAGTTCGACGAGGGCATCCGCCAGATTGGCAACAGTGTCCCCCCGCTCTTTATGCGGGCGATCGCAGGCCACATCCGGCGGGAGATCCTTGCGCCGGTATCGTCGGAGCGTGCGGCATGAACTTCCATCCGGACCCGAGCCACCAGCCCATCCCGGTGCGTGACGTCATTCCGCGATCGCTCGGCACCAGGTCCCAGAGGATAAACCCCTGGATCCCGGCCGACCAGCCCGCGGCGACGATCTGCAAAACCGATGCGGGCTATGAACTCAAGGAGGCTCAGATCGGACCGAATTGTCAGTCTTTCCGGGTTCTGACCGGCCAGGAACCCAAAAGGCACTTCGGTCTGATACGACTGGATCCTGACAAACCCTGCCCGACGATACAGAAGTCACAGCCGGAGAGCAGCACAACGGGCCTGATCCACCCCTACGAGGTCAGGCATCTGACGATAAGCGAGATCAAGCTGATGTCGTCCTTCCCCGAGGCGTTCAAACTGGAAGGCAAGTTCACCGAGAAGTGGGCGCGGGTCGGGAACAGCGTCCCGCCTCTGTTCATGAAGGCGATTGGCGAGAATATCCGGAAGAAGATTCTAAATAGAGAGCCAGCAGGGATTAAGGTCGCAGCACAATCTGCCGTAAATTCCAGATAGGTGTTCTAAGATTGTTCCACGGACCTTCGTTAACTTTTGGACTGGAGAGTTTATCTACATCATACGTCGGCTCATCAAGGCTTAGCAAAACAGTCATCAGGGGCCGCTTGCTGAAAAAAGACGTTTGATCATAAAATTCTACTAATTGATGCGGCTCTCGCAAGTGGCTCTGGTGACACAGAAAAGTGAACTATAGGGAAATCAACAAGCCCATAACCAATGCCATGGTATAGCGGCTGTGTCTGGTAGGTGTGGTTAACATCCCAAATATTCCACCTTCCGAAATCTCACCTGACACGACACTTGGATGAGTTAATTGGCATTAGCCCGTAACTGGGCAAACGCGAGTTCATTTTACTGAATCGAAGCAATGACCGTGGCAGCCGCCTTGAGCATCTCAATGGCCTGTTGCATTGTTGGCAAATTCTCAGATTTTGAGGTGTGGTAAGCCCTCACTTCCAATCGGTCCATTGTCGCTAGTGCGCTTGCTGGTATTTGGTCTTCCCAATCGATTTTGCGTTTTGTTGCTTTCCCTCCCATTTTCCCATTTATGCAGCCACTAGGTGGAGTGAATTGAGCCAGCCTAGTACCAGGAGAATCATATATGGCTACAACGATGCCGCCGCAAAAGCCTAGGTTACTATCATTATCGTAGGTAAACCAACCTCCAACCCGTCCATTATGATCGGCACGGATCATTGTTTGTATATGATTCGATCCCGCGTCATTCATTTTGAACGAATAGTTAAACAACAAAACTGATTGATCAGCCGGTTTAGTATCAGTCTTGGGTTGACCCGACTTAAATGAATCTCGGAATCCATCATCAACGAGTACAACTTTTCCCCATCCTCCTAACCCTTCAACTATGCTCGGAGTGGGAATGTACCGTTTCATTCCGTTATCAATGTAATATACCTCAGGCCCTGAACCGCGTATCATCACGCCCTGCCAACTCTGGGCCTGGGCATTTGAGGCAAGTCCAGCAATCAAAATACTCAGGCAGACTGAAGAAATAACGACACCCATTGCAAGATGTCTCATGAGAAATCTCCTTGGAGACGTCGGTTAAAAGCTCCCTGGCGAATACTGGTTTCCGGTGGGGAACCGGACACCGCTGCAAATTCGCAGGCCTATTGTGATTTGTCAAGTTGTTTTTGCTTAATTATTACAATCCTATGATTAACTCTGGATATTTTCAGGTATCGCATATCCGGAGCCTTCCCTTCCCATATCAGGTACAGGATATTTATAGAACACAAAATGGCCGCTGGAAGAAAGCCCAAGCCGACTCAGCTGAAGGTCGTCCAGGGGACTTTCCGGAAGGACAGGAAACGCGGCGCCGAACCCCAGCCGAAAAAGGGCCTGCCGCCCTGTCCCGACTTCCTGAAAGATGCCGCGCGGAGGGAGTACTTCCGCATCGGCCGCAAGCTGGAGCGCATAGGGGTGCTGACGGAGGTGGACGACCTGGCGCTCGTCGGCCTGGTCCAGTCGTGGATGGAATACCTCGAGTGCACCGAGAAGATCCGCGAGACCGGAATGCTGCTTAAGTCGCCCGGGGGGTTTCCCGTCTTCAATCCCTACACGACCCTGGCCAACCAGGCGCTCAAGCGGGTGAAGGCATTCCTCACCGAGTTCGGCATGACTCCGTCGTCGCGCACCCGGGTGATGGCCGGAACTACGCCGGACGATCCCGGCGACGAGTGGAAGGACCTTTGATGGCGGAAAAGGCAAGGAACTATGTCGCGATCGCCCGGGCATATGCCGGGGCGGTGGCGGCCGGGGAGATCCCTGCCTGCAAGTGGACGATCAAGGCCTGCGAGCGCCAGTTGGAGGACTTGAAGAAACAGAAGTCAAAAGAGTGGCCCTACAAGTTCGATCATGAAAGGGCCTCCCGGATCTGCCGCTTCATCGAGAAGCTGCCGCACATCAAGGGCGACTGGGCGAAGGACGGAGGACGCATTCGCCTCGAGCCGTGGCAGGTATTCATCCTTACCGCCGTCTTCGGGTGGGTGCACAAGAAGACCCTCCTGCGGCGGTTCAGAATCGTCTATATCGAAGTTCCCCGCAAAAACGGGAAATCGACTTTCTCGGCCGGTGTCGGAATCTATTGCGCCTGCGCCGACGGAGAGCAAGGCGCCGAAGTCTACAGCGCGGCGACCACCAGAGACCAGGCGAAGATCGTCTGGAACGATGCGCACCGCATGGTCGAGAGGAGCCCGGGCCTAAAGAGGCATTTCGGGGTGGACACGGCTGCGAACTCGATCAGCCAGATCGGCACATCGAGTTATTTCAAGGCGCTCTCGGCCGAGGGCAACAGCCTCGACGGCCTCAACATCCACTGCGCAATCGTGGACGAACTCCATGCACACAGGACGCGGAAGGTCTACGACGTCCTGGAGACGGCCACGGGAGCGCGGAGCCAGCCGCTGCTCTGGAACATTACGACGGCGGGATCGGACCGGTCGGGGATCTGTTACGAACAGCGGACCTACCTTACGAAGATCCTCGAACGGGTGACGGAGGATGAAACCTATTTCGGCATTATCTACTCTCTCGACGAAGACGACGACTGGACCGACCCGGCTGTCTGGGCAAAAGCGAACCCGAACTATGGTGTGAGCGTCTTTCCGGACGACATGGAGCGACTGTGCGCCAAGGCCCGGCAGATGACGTCGGCCCAGGCGAACTTTCAGACCAAGCGGCTCAGTGTCTGGATCAATGCCGACCAGGCGCTCTTCAACATGGACGCCTGGGCGAAATGCGCCGACCCCTCGCTCCGCAGGGACGACTTCCATGGCGAGCATTGCTGGATTGGGATCGACCTCGCGCCCCAGCACGACTTCTGCAGCAAGGTGAACCTGTTCAAGCGCGATGATGACTATTACTGCTTCGCCAAGCACTACCTGTCCGAAGGCGAGATCGAGGAATCCTCGAACGCGCAGTTCAAGGGCTGGGCCGAGGATGGCTGGATCACGGCGACTCCAGGCAACGTGAACGATTTCGACGCGATCGAGGAGGACCTCCGCGAGGACAGCAGGCTCTTTATAGTCTGCGAGGTGCCGTATGACCACTACAACGGCCACCAGTTCGCGAGCCACATGCTGGAGGAGGGCCTGCCGATGGTGGACTACGGCGCGACGGTCAAGAATTTCAGCGAGCCCACGAAACTGCTCGAGGCGCTGATCAAGTCCGGGAAGATCCACCACAACGGCGATCCACTGCTCGCATGGATGATGAGTAACGTGATCGGCCATCGCGACCGCAAGGACAATGTGTTTCCCGTGAAAGACGATCATCAGCGGGGCAACAACATGACCGATGGCGCAATCGCCCTGATCATGGCGCTTGGCCGCGCGATGACCGGATCGGGAGCGCGTCCGAAGAACATCTATGAGGTCAGGGGGCCTGCATTCGTATGAGCCTGCGCCGCCGGATAAGGGACTGGCTGTTTGAAAGAAGATCCGGCCTGGCCAACCCCGATCCCTGGCTCGTGGCTGCTTTCGGCGGGCCGATGACTGCGACCGGCATCCGGGTAACAGCGGATACCGCGATGAGGTTCACGGCGGTCTATGCGGCGGTGCGGATATTGGCTGAGACCGTCGCCACTCTGCCCCTGATCGTCTACCGCAGGACGGAAAACGACGGCAAGGAGCGCGCGACGGACTATTTCCTATACCGGCTGCTTCACGACCAGCCGAACGAGGAGCAGACATCGGTAGAGTTCCGCGAAATGCTCCAGGGGCACCTGGCCCTTCGTGGCAACGCCTATGCGCAGATAGACAGGAAGATGGGACAGCCGGCGCGCCTTGTGCCGCTTCACCCGGATCGAGTCGAGGTGGACCGCGGAAAGAATGGGGAGCTCCTCTACAAGGTCAGTCCGGATTCGGGGAGCCCTTATAACCTGAGCCAACGGCAGGGCGAAATCATGCACATCCGGGCGCTTTCCTCTGACGGGGTTACAGGCCTGAATCCCATAGAGCTCTTCCGCGAAGCGATAGGGCTGGGACTTGCCTACGAGGAATACAGCGGGCGCCTCTTCGGCAACGGCGCGAACATAAACGGCGTGCTCGAAACGCCTCAGGCCATGAGCGATGAAGCGCTTTCGCGGTTCCGGACGTTGTGGCAGCAGAACTACGGCGGCGTTGGGAATGCCGGAAAGACCGCGATCCTCGAACAGGGGATGAAGTGGCAGGCGATCGGGATCGCGCCGAAGGACGCCGAGTTCATCATCAGCCGGAAGTTTCAGATTACGGAGATTGCGCGTATCTTCCGCGTGCCGCCCCACATGTTGGCCGACCTGGAGCGGGCGACGTTCAGCAATATCGAGCACCAGTCTCTCGAATTCATCCGGGATACGATCCGGCCGTGGCTCGTGCGCTGGGAGCAGGCGCTCACGCGCGACCTCATCCCACCGGCTGACAGGGATACCTACTTCGTCGAGTTTCTGATCGACGGATTGATGCGCGGCGATTTGAAGTCACGCTACGACTCATACGCGATCGGGCGCAATAACGGATGGCTTTCCGCGAACGACATCCGGCGCCTGGAGAACATGAACCCTCTGCCGCCCGAGCAGGGGGACGTTTATCTGATCCCCCTCAACATGGTGCAAGCGGGAACGGCAGCGCCAGAGCCGGCAGACGAAGCGAAGCCGGTCGAATAAGACTCGAGAAGAGTTGATTTCCCCAAGGGTCGCGTTGCGGCCCTTTTTCATTTTTGGGAGTGCTCGTGAATAAGAACAAGGAGCGGCGTTTCACCGGCAACTGCGAACTGCGCGCAATCGTCCCGGAAACGGGCGGGCGCTCGAAGATCGCAGGGCACGCGGCAGTCTTCAATTCGCTTTCCGAGGAGTTGTGGGGATTTCGGGAGCAGATCGCCCCGGGGGCGTTTGCGACGGCGCTCGGGAAATCCGATATCCGCGCTCTCCTGAACCACGATCCCAACTTTGTGCTCGGGAGGATGAAGAGCGGCACCCTGCGAGTTCAGGAAGATGAGACGGGGCTCGCCGTAGAAATCGATCCACCCGAAACCGGATGGGCGGACGACCTGCTCGTCTCGATCGGCCGGGGCGACATCAGCCAGATGAGCTTCGCATTCAGGGTGGGCGAAGAATCCTGGGAAACAGTGGACGGCATCGATATCCGCACGATCCTCAGCTTTGACGAGATCTTCGATGTTTCGCCGGTGACCTACCCGGCATACCCAGATACGGATGTGTCACTCCGGGAAGGGTTCGATCCCAGAGAGCTCGACGCGGCAGTCGTCTCTGCCTGCCGCCGCATGAGGCAGCAGCCGGAGGACTCGGCGATCGTGAGGGAGTACCTCCGCATCTTGCGCTTTTTGATCGACGGCCCCGCTCAGCTGAACGGGGAAAGTGAAGTTCCGCAGGACGGCCCGCGCGTGCGGAGCCTGAACCAAATCATGCGCCGGCTCCACATCCTGGAGCTGGAGCATTCAATCGAGGAGACAATCCAATGAAGGATCTGAACGAGCTCCGCAGACGGCGGGGCGCAATCATCAAGGACATGCGGGCGCTGACGGACAAGGCCGACGCGGAAAAGCGCGAGCTCACCGCCGAGGAGAACGACCAGTACTCCCGCATGGAGTCCGACCAGGAAAAGCTCAGGGTCGAAATCGAGCACGAGGAAAGGCAGCAGAAGCTCGACCGTGAGCTCGAATCGTTCGACCGCGAGCCGGGCCGCATGCCCGAGCCGGCGGCTACCGGCGAACGAAAGACCAACCCGCGCGCAGCCGAGGAGTATCGCTCGCAGTTCAGCGACATGCTCTGCCGCGGCTACCGCCCGGGCGAGCACCGGGCGCTGCAGGCCGACAGCCAGGTCGGCGGCGGCTACCTTGTCGCCCCCGAGCAGTTCGTCAACAAGCTGATCGAAGCCCTGCGCGACCAGGTCTTCATCCGCCAGCTTTCTACCGTGATCCCGGTTCAGAGCGCCATGAGCCTCGGCGTGCCGGTGCTCCAAACGAGGCCGGATGACGCCGACTGGACAGTGGAACTGAAGACCGGAACCCCGGATACCGCGATGGCCTTCGCCAAGCGCGAGCTTCATCCGCACCCGGCGGCGAAGCGGATCCTGGTGTCGACCTTCCTGCTCAACAACTCCGTGCTCCCGGCCGACCAGATCGTCCGCGACCAACTGGCCTACAAGTTCGGGATCACCCAGGAGAAGGCGTTCATGACCGGATCCGGCGCGGGCCAGCCCCTTGGTGTCTTTACGGCCAGCCCGAATGGAATCAACACCGACCGCGATATCGCAACGGGAAACGGCGCGACTGCGATCGGAGCCGACGGCCTGATCAACGCAAAGTACGCGCTGAAGGCCCAGTACCAGAAGACCGCGCGCTGGATCTTCCACCGCGACGCGATCAGCGGCATCCGGAAACTGAAGGACAAGAACGACCAGTACCTATGGCAGCCGGGCCTGGTCGGCGACAAACCGGACACGATCCTGGAGCTGCCGTTTTACATGTCCGAGTATGCCCCGAACACGTTCACAACGGGACTGTACGTCGGCATTATCGGCGACTTCTCGTTCTACTGGATCGCGGACTCGATGGAGTTCTCCATCCAGGTGCTCAAGGAGCTCTACGCCGAGTCGAACCAGGTCGGCTACATCGGCCGCATGGAGTGCGACGCGCAGCCGGTGCTCTCGGAAGCCTTCGTCCGGGTGAAGCTCGGGTAACCAGTTGCAATATGAAGGGGCCGGAGTAACCACCCGGCCCCGGACAAACCATAAGGAGACAGACATGAATCTCAGCAAAGCCGTAAAGGCGGCCCGCGTCCTCAATGGCGTGGCCGCGGGCACGACCGATCAGAACGGCTCGGTGGTCGACATGCAGGGTTTCGAGGGGGTGCAGTTCGTGGCGCTTTTCGGCGCACTCACGGCCACCCAGGTCACGAGCCTGAAAGTGCAGCAGGGCAGCCTTGCAGACGGTTCCGACATGGCCGACCTGGCCGGAAGCCTTCACACTGCCCTGGCCGACACGGATGGCAACAAGTGTCTGGTGACGGATGTATTCCGCCCCCAGAAACGCTATGTCCGGTGCGTCGTGAAACGCGGGACGGCGAACGCCGTGATTGACGGCGTGCTTGCGCTTCTCTACAGCCCGCGCGTCGAGCCGGTGGCGACCGACGCCACCGTCAAATCGACGAAGCTTCTTGTTTCCCCCGACGAAGGGACGGCATAGGCGATGAAAATCCGCCTGATTACTTTGATGGCGGGGCCGGAAGGCGTCTTCCCGCCGGGATCGGTGATTGAGGTTTCCCCCGAGGAAGCCCGGGCGCTGATCGCCGGCGGGTATGCCGAGCACGTCCCCCCGGCCGCGCTGCCAAAGGTTGAGCCGTCCGCTGTTGAAACGGCTGCGGTTCAGCCGGGCAGCCGGGCTATACGTCCGGAAGCCAAGGCCCGCAAGACGCCTTAACCGTCGTCTTGATACGGATCATCGTGCCGATGGAAATCCAGCAGGGCCGCGGCGTGCGGCCCATCAAACCGCTGCTTTCCTGGGAATTGCAGGCCGGCATGACGCTCGCGCTTCCTGCCGAGCTTGAATCCATCCTGATCCGTGAAGGGTTTGCGGAGCAGATCGAAGCCACAA